GCACTGTGTATATCAATACTAACAATCACAGGAGATAAGTTGGCAATACCAAGGACAACTGAAAACAAAAGAAAGAATGCCATTATGGTGAATAAGATTTTGAACTCTGTTCATATTTCTGATGGTTTTAAAGATGTAATGAAATCAAAATCAAGCCAAGCATCCAAGTTCATTAAAACAGAAATATTGGAAATGAAAAGGGAGAGAAAACCTATAAGATTAGATCCTCCGAATACTCTTAGAGGAAATTATCAAAGTTGGCTAATTGCTGATATGATTGTCAATACTTCTCAGAAAATCAATAAGAGATTCTCTAGATTCAAAACCGAATTTATTGAGAAGATGGATTTTGCAATTTCGTCTGCAATTAGTAGAGCTTCCTCAGCCATTACCTCTTCAGAAGGCCTAGTGATTAAAGATTATATAAACAATGTCTCCAAGGAAGTCTCAAGTATAATCGCTGTTAAGGAGCACCTCAAGCATCTATACAGGGAAGCACTAAAGAAGTACCAAAGGGCCTTCAATATGATGAAATTGGCTATGAATGAAGAAGAATATACTATCTATGAAGAAGAAAAACTTGGCAAGGTAAGAAATCCAATAAAGAATCTGAAAGAGGAAGAACCTTTGTTCGAGCTTGAGAGCCTAGGAGACCTAGTTTACATATATGATAAGAGAAAGAAGTCCAAAATAGTATCAACTCACTTACATTTCTTCAGAGCATTAAATATGGTTGAGACATTGGTTAATATCACTTTGTGCTCAGCAGATCTTAAGTTTGATATTGAGGCTGACCAGATACCATCAGAGATTATGAGTATATGCAGAGACATATACCTTAATGATGCTGACTTAGTTGGTGAGGTTCTGAAAGGGTGTAGAAACATTGCAATAGCACATCTCAATCCTGATAATATAATATCAACTACACCAGTAAAAGATCTATTAAACCTTATGGATGATAACAAAAGGTTCTTAGTAGAGAAGACTATTGATAGGTTAAGAGCATTAGTTACAACACCTGAGGATGCCATCAATATATGTAATCTTTATAAGTTTGTTCCACATGCAGACTCTAATATGCATGATGTATTTGAGTCTATACTAGGAGTTAGGAACCCAAACTCAGTCACTGACGAAATGCAAATGAGATTTAGGGCATCTGCAATGAAAGCTATTTATAAATCACTAACCTCTCAAGGACTTTTAGTGAAGCTCATAAATGTGGGGGAACATGGCCACCAACTTCAGAGGATGTCAGAAGCTACTATAGTGAGAAAGAATAAAATGTATGAGCAGAGTTATACAGATTGGGCAGATGTTCAATTCGCCAGGTTAGAGCAACTAGGCAATCCTAATGATATTGTAGTGCCTATATCATCAAAAGCTTCACAACAAAATTCTAGTCCAATAAACTTTGACTTAGATGACCTTCTGGATAATGACGGTCTATATCTTGATGAGATAAATGACTACATTGTTAAAAATAGAACTTTGAACGACGCTGTATCAGCTATAAAGGAGGAATGTAAGATATCCAAGCCATGTTGTATTAGAAGGTTTGAAGAAGTCATAGCAAAGCATGAAGAATTTGAGAGACTTCATGGGCCAGGAGATCCTGAAAGAATATCAATAGCTAAGATGAGTAAGTTTTTAGCTGACAACCCTGGTGCTACATATCTTGTTGGTACTGAGCCAAAGTTCGGTGAATATCATAAAAAGATTACTAGGATGTTCTATATGGCAGAGCAAGAACTTAAAGATATAACCCAGAGAGTTGAGAGATATGCGAAACAGATCTCAAGGATGCAATCAGGGGTCTCCATTGTCAAATCCTACACAGCAAGAAGGGAAGATCTTGAGTCATTTTGTAGATCAATGTTATATAACGATGATAATCTGCAATCAATCTTCATATCCTTTGACATGAGTGAATTTTCTAAGAAATTTCCTATGCAACTCCTTAGAATATATGGTTTAATTATGGCGAATCTGTCTGGGCAGGACTGGATGAGAAGGATAGATCTAGTCTTCAGGTCCTCAATAGTAATACATAACACTAGAGGATATTTCAACATAATATCAGGTGTGAAGGGAGGTTTTGAGGGATTCTTCAACTTCGTTTGGTCCTCAATCCATGCCATAGTGATGGAAGCTGCATTGTTTGCAACAGGGATGAGGGGTAATTTGCTAACTTTCAGTGATGATGGATTGTTGTTGTTTTATGCTAGAAGAAATGCAACAAACGAAGATATCCGCGCAGCTGTAGTTATAATACAGAGAATCTATTCTTATTGTGGGCTTATGTTCCATATGACTAAAACTATGGTATCAAGACGAGTCTGGGAATATCTAGGGGACGTTTGCTTTGATGGTAAGCTGATACCTATGTGGGTGAAAGAGCTAGCGTCCTTCGGGAAAGTGAATACAAGTAAAGGATTAAATCCTCTCTATAGCCGTATACAAGTGGTACAAGGACAGAGTGACGCAATGGTAAAAGCAGGCGTTGACCCGATAACTTCATACATGCTAAAGAGGTATTCTTTTAATAATATACTCATAGAAGCTGGAATAAACCCTGATCAGAGGTTAATAGAAGCACTTGCTATATTGCCTACGTCATTAGGAGGATTAAGAATCACTTCACCTTATGAGATGAGTATTAGAACAACACTTGAACTTGATTCTGAATTTGAAGCTGACATGATCCTTCTAAAGAAAAACAACTTTGAGCTTTATAATTCACTAATAGAATATATTCACTCTCAAGCATCTGAACACAAGAGTCCTGTTAAAGCAATCCTCAAAAATTCTAGGTTCTCTTCAATAGATTCTAAAACTTCAGGTTATTTTGTATTGAACCTTGCAATAGATGAAATAACAAATCTGCATGGAACAGGAAATTTATTAGTAAACTCTCCAATGACAAAAGAATATGAAAGGTCACTAAATGAACTCCTAAGATGCATAAATAACATAGATGCTGCCATGATCTCTAATCTTATTACATCAACCCCTCAATGGTCAAAATATCAGAATTCTCTTTCATTAGTCAAAAGTTCGGGAGCAATGAAGCTAATAAGAAGAAAAACAATAAGAAGACTTCAAGGATCTGACACTAGATTTGTTCAGAAATCCGCACATCAGATATATGATTTTATAAGACTGAGCACAACTAATGCTATAACATGGGAGAAAGTGAAGACACTCCATGAAGCAATAAACTTCAAGGATTGTATATTAAAACCAATTAAACCTTCTCCCAGAATATGTCTGAAGAGAGTTAAGAATTTTGAAGAAGCAAAAATTGTTGTAAGAAATGAGATTGAGAGATGTAAATCAATTGCATCCGCAGAGTATGTAGAACCTAGGTCTCATGTGAGTGCTGATTTCACTACTGCTGGATTCAAATCTGAAAGAACGGGTGATATACATCAGAGAAGTGTTAGAAAATTTGTTGCGTATGCTGCTAAGGTGCTTGTGTCTTCACCAGAATCTGAAGAAGTTATAAGATTTATTGCTGAGCTATCCGGGATTGACTTACCCACTATATCCCCTGGC